ATCCGACACCTTGCGAGCGCGGTAGCGCCCCGAAGTGCTGATGGCAACCGTGGCCGAACCCACAACCGAGAAGCCCGTGCCGCCGTTGAGCGTCACCGCACCCGAGGCCGAACCCAGGTTGACGATGACGAACTCAAACGCCGAGTTGGCGCCCATGTTCGGCTCCGCCGCGTCCATGAGCGCAGCGGTGGGCAGCGTAAAGCCGACCGCCGAAGCGTTGGTAGACGTGATGAGGCCGTTGACGAGATCGCTCGACACAAGGGTGACAGTCGTGCCGGTGTAGGCGACGGGAGCCGCCTGCGGCGAAAACTGCACTTCATCCGGGTTGCCGGTGCCGACCTGGTATCCACCAGCGCCATTTGCAATAGCCATGTTTGAAAATCTCCTGAAAGGGTTGGTGGATTAGCCCCAGACGCGGGTGGCGAGCTGCGGGCGGATGACTCCGTAACCGTACAGCACGTCGATGCGGCAAGGCATCCGGTCGTTGTTGATGTCGTACTGGCGCACGATACGCAGGCTGATGCCGTTGTGAACCTGCCGCGAGGCCATGTCAACGCCCTGCGGGAGCAGGAGGTCGGCGGTGGCGAACGAAATCGCGTCCTTGTGGTACGCGAGGTTCTGCGGGTAGCTGGTGCTGGCGGCACCAACGAAGGTCACGACGGCGCTGTTCTGCGGGAACGAATCCACGGTGGCAAGCGGGTGCGACGAGGTGAAGATAGCCGGGCTGATCTTTACGTTCGTGAACGCGCTGGCCGCAGCCGTGTTGGCTTCGGTCACGACGAACTGCTGGAGCGAGCCGGTCGATTCGCGGGTCTGCGGGTTGACCGCAAACACGTTGGCGATGGTGAACACATCGCCCACCGCAAGGGTGTGGCCGGTCGTGCCGTTGAACGAAATGGTGCTGGCGCCCTGCGCCGACACCGTGCCGTTCACCGTGATGCTGCCCGAACGGGAACCCGTCACGAACTGCTTGATGGACTGCGACATGCCGATTTCGTCGAAGCCGAGGATGCCCTCGCCCATCATGCCGCCCTTGAACTGCTTGCTCACGGTGCTGACGGGGTTGAACAAGCCCTTCATGCCCTCGACCAAGCCGGCGTTGGCAGCCGGGTTGACCGTGAGGTAGCGCGGCGACATCGGCGCAGCGGCCTCGTTGAGCTTCTGGTTGGCCTGGAGCAGAACCAGCGAGGTCGCAGGCGTGGTGCCGGGGGTGCCGACCGACTGGTAGATGCCGTTGTAGGCGTTCGCCACATCGGCGTCCACGCTCGACGCAAGCTGCGAGATACGCGGCTTGAGGACGCGCTCCGCGAAGTCGTCCAACGACAGCGCAAGCTCGGCAGACGTGAAGTTCACGCCGACGTGCTTCTGGCTGGACACGGTGAGCGAGGTGAACTGCTCGTTGTCGGACTGCACCTGGAGGGCAGCACCGTCCGTCACCAGCGCACGATCCGGGAGACGGATGCGCAGGGTCGAGCCGATCTTGGCGCCTTCGACGGCGAACGAGTCGTCGTATTGGCGGTTGACGTTGCGGGTGATCACCAAGTTGTTCTCAAGGATCTCAAGAGCCTTGCGGGTGATCATGTCGATGGTAAGCAGTGAATTGGCCACGGATGTCTCCGAAAGTAAGGGTTAGCGGTTCCGCGCTTCCCACATCTTCTGCTGCCGCAGGCGCTCGGCTTCAATCCACTCCGACGTACTCATGTCCTTGATGGATCGAGGGTCGGTCGTGTCTCTCGCCGGCGCACCTGTCGTCCGCGCCGTTACCGGCGTGATGGGGGGTGGCGCACTGGTCGTCCTGCGAACCGGGGCGGGGTTGTCAGCCAACTTCGCTTCGATTCGCCCAATCTCTTTGGCTTGCAGAAACGGTGCCAAGCGGGAAATACGGTCTGCTTCCTTGGGGTTAGACCCAAGGTAGTAGGCCACATCGGGGCCGACATCGGACGCTTGAATCGTCTCGGCCATCACGGTCGTGATTCGCAGCGAGGGGTTGTAGGCGACTTGCTCGAAGTCGTCGTACTTATCCCGCGCCGATTCCTCACGCTCCTGATACGCCGAAAGCCGGTCAAGGCGCTCGCGTTCAGCCTCGCGTTGGGCGAGAAGTTCCGCGGCTTTGCGTTCGGCCAGAGCCTCCGCATACGCCTCGGGATCCTCGTCCTTGGGCGGCAACGGCGCGTCGGCTCGGGGAGCCTCCGGTGCCTTCACCGCCTGTTCGCGTTCCCACTTGCGCCGTTCACGCGCAAGCCTCTTACCTACCGCCGCGTCCAGTTCCTCTTGGGTAAAGGTCTTGGAGGCAGGTGTTTCTTCCGGCTTTGCCGCCTCGGGGGCAGCAACTTCGGGTTCCGGGGTCGCCGTGACTTCCGGTTCCAGCGCGGGAACTTCCCCCGCTACAGCTTCATTTTCGGACATGCGTGATCCTTGCGAATCCCTGGTCAACCGGGCCAGTACGGGTTACAGCATACGCTGTGGCGAAAAAGTGTCAAGCCTTCATGCGGGCGGCCATGTCCTGGAAGGACGCGACCTTGGCGTTAAAGGCTGCGCGCTCGGCGTCAAGCTTGGACGACGCATCGGCAAGCGCCTGTTCCTTGGCGGCGGCGGCGGACTCTCGGGCAGCGACATCGCGCTCTCGGCCGGCGGCCGCGGTTTCACGTGAAACAAGCACCGCACGGGCATCCGCCTCAGTACGGTCAAGCTCCTTCGCGCGCGCGTCCAGTTCAGCGGCCTTTGCCTTGCTCTTGGCATCCGCTGCCTTGGCGTCAGCGACCAGTTTGGCCGCCTGCTCCTTGGCTTCGGCAAGCTCCGCCGCCGCCGCCTCACGGTCTTTCAGCGCATCGTCAACGGCGGTGATTGCGCCCTGGCGCTTGCGCAACTCGTCGCGCAGTTCGGTCAGGCGCGCCAAGTCTAGCGGAAGCTGCCGGGTGTAGTAATCCACCGGGTCAAAAGCGGCGGTTTCGTTGGCTATGCTAGGCATGATGCACCCTTAAGCGTAGTAGCTGATGTTGAGGATGGCGCTGGCGGTCTGCTGGATGAAGCGAATCCGCGAGAGATCCCCGTCATACTGCAAGGTCACACCAGAAGCCAGCGGCATACCGACCGTCGTAGTCGGGTCGGTGCCGTCATCGCGCCAACGGACGCCGGCGCCTTCCGGCGTGATGATGGCAAGCGTCGGCTTGGCCGACAGCCCGTTAGCGTCCCGCGTGGGGACGGTGAGCGAAACCGCACCGGACAGCGAAGTGATCTGCTGGTACCCGATGCAGGAAGTAATCGCCTTGAGATTGATGGCCATAGTCAGATTCTCCTGCGTTCTGTGAAGGAACGCAACCGGATCAAGTTTATATCAACTGCAACGGGTGGGGGAACCACACCGCCGCCCCAAGAGTTACCCCAAGACGTCGCCCAGGAATTACCCCACGTCTTAAAAAGGAAAGCCATTACAGCGGCCCCCACTCGTTGCCGGCAGAGCCGGTGCCGACAACTTGCACGTCGTTGACGTACTGGATGTTGGCGTCTACCTGACCTGCAACCGTGAAGGTAAGCGAGTCCGTCTTGGCCTTCACCGCCGTCAGGTCCGCGCTTGTGGCAAGCCCCGCTTGGATTTCGGTTATGGCGCTGGTGGCAATGGACGCCGCGGTGATGGCGTCGTTGGCAATGCTTGACACCGTGACCGAACTGCCAGGGAGGGCGGCAAATACTTGTTCGCGCAAGTCAATCGGATCGGCGCCCGAGGCGGTAATGTGGAACACCAAGTCGCCAAGCGTGTCGGTGTTGCCCGAGGTCAAGGCAAGGCTATACCACCCGTCGCCGCGCTCGGTGACCGTAGGCGAAACAGACGCAAAAGCCGCGCCGTTCTTGGACAGCGTAATAGTCAGGGTCGCGCCCGTCTTGCCGGTCACATGGTCGGCAGAATCGGTCAGAAACACCATCAAGTTCCGCGCCGTCGATTGCTGAAGCATGACTTACCCCTTGTTCACGACGCGGGACTTGGAATAGGTATTGCCGCCACCGCCACCCGAATAAGTGCCGGTGAACTCGGTGCCGTTCGCGCCGTAGGAAACGCCAAGTTTCACATCCGCAGGGATGGGCTGTTCAAGCGTGCCGGTGTAGTCGTTGCCATTCGGGCCGTACAGGATGCCCTGATCGACGTCGCCCGTCGCCGGAAATGTGCCGCTCACCGTCGGCGGGTAGTAGAGAATCGTTGCTTCGATGTCGTAGTTGTGGAACGTCGACGACGCGCCGAGCAGCGGGAACTCGCCCGTCACGGAGGTTCGACCAGACACCAACGCCAAGCCCTGCCCCGGCTTGACCACAATGCCCGAGCCCGATGCGGCGTGAAACATCAAGGAGTCGTCCATCGTCGAGGACTGGAACCCGATGGCGTTGCTGATGCCGACGTCGGGAAAGACGTTCGTGTAGGTCTTTCGGCTGAACACCGCGGCGTTGAGATTGGCGCGCAGCCACGCCGCAACGCCAGCGCCTGCGCCGACGAAATCGTTTCCATGCGTGGTGTAGTAGTCCGACTGCCATTCGCCCGGCAATCGAATCTGTGTCGGGCCGCTCGTTACCTTTAGGCTACTCGGAGCGGTCTTCGACGTGTCGGGGCTTATAGGCGTGACGGCATCGCCGTCAAGCGCGATACCGCCCATCCGGCAAAGGCGCAGCGGCGGCGTCAGGAACGCCTCTCCATCCATCGGCAGGAACACCAACTTGACCGCGAGCGTCACACCCGAGCCGCTGCCGTTCATGATGGCGTAAAGCGCTCCGCCGATTGTGCGGTCGGTGCCGACATCCGTGGAGCGACAGACATGGGTCGCATTCGTAGCGGTGTTTGTGACTACCGCAGAGACAATCATGGAGTGCGGAACCCCGAACGCTTCCTGCACGAGCGCGATGCCCTCACCTGCCCGCAGGATGATGGGTTCGACATCCACGCTCTCACCGCCGCGCCAGACATCAGCGTAGTGTGACTTCTGATGCGTGACCATGCTACCGCCATAGGTGCGACTGCCCAAGCCTGTCGCCGTCTGCGTCGAAAAGTTCGGCGTGTCGTTGATGCGCCGGAACAGCGCCGTCGTGGTCACGCTGTTCGGGTTGTTGACCACCGTCACCTGCGAAGGCAGAGCCGCATCCGCCGTGTCCATCCTGATCGGCGTGACCGTATCGCCGCCCGTCACGGCGCTCACGCGATACAAGCCGAACAGGCCAGAGCGGCCGGTCGCGGTAGCGCCAGAGGAAAACGCAGATGACGGCGCGGCCGGAGACACCCGCAACGACACCACCTCGAAGTAGGCGCGCTCGTCGGTCGCCGTGTTCTGGATGGCGAGCAGCGCGTCCTCGAGCGGCCGCACGTCCACCGCGTTCATCCGCAGGTAGTAGGTTTCAGGCATCGGGCGGGGTCTCCGTCACGACCTCGAAGCGCGTGTAGCGCCCTTGCACCTTGCACGATGGGCAGGTGATCGGCGGGGAATACCCGCCGACCCCGCCGTTCAAGTCGTGCAAAATGCGGTCGGCGAGCTCCTGCTCGACCTCCCACTCATAGCCGCAGGTCTTGTGCCGCAGCGTCGCCATGAATCACGACGCCGAATCGGTGAATTCAATCTCAAGGTCAGCCGTGCCGACCGCACTAGAGCCGCTGTGGAACAACTGGAGACCCTGCGTTGCACGGCAAGTCACCGGCTCGACGTTGGTATCGCCGTAGCCCGCATTCCAGATTTCGGCGAACGGGACCAGCGTCAGCCAGTTGGCCTGCGTGGTACCGCCGACGATGGGCTCTTCGTTGACGAACAGGAAGCGCCGGAAGATGTCCGAACCGGTCGTGGTCTGGTTGGTGCCGCAGGTCGTGTTCGCATCGAGCGCCGACGAGGCGGTGTCGTGCCTGACCGGCGTCACCGCTGTGCCCGCAGAGGCTGCGGTGATGCGACGCACCTGTGCGGTCGTCAGCACACCCGTCACCGCCGCCACGCCGTTGTTGAACCAGTACCCGCGGTAGACGCGAATCACTCGCGCCGACGATGCGCCGTTGAACACGTTGAGCATGTCTTTGCTCGACGCATAGGCGATAGCGCCGCCTGTCGCTCTCCAAGTCGCTGCCATGTCTCAGACTCCTGTGATGATCTTGCCCGTGCCGGTCGTGGCACGGAAAACTTCGATGTCGCCGCTGCCGTCCATCTGCGGACCCGCAGCCCACTGCTGCACCTTGTTCTCGTTCAACGCCTTCACGCTCGCATCGAGGTCGTCCCGCGTGTCGCCAGGCATCAGCCCGAGACGCCGCGCCGCCTGAACCCTGAGCATGAACTCGACGCACTTCTGCACTACCCGCTCGGACACCGGCGACTCGACGCGCAGCAGCCACCGCCCAAGGGCCGGTCGCCACTCCATTGCAGGCTGGCGCAGCATCAGTTCACCTGCATCGAGCCAGGCGGCAGGCCGGGGCCGGCCGGACTCTCCGGCTCGTCCACCTCGCGCACCTCGACGATCTCGCCCATCTGGTCGCGGATCGGCACGCGACGCCGCTTCTGCGTGACCGCGCGCAGGAGCTGCTCCATCTGCGCGGCGTTGCTCTGCGACATCTGCCCGATGGAGGCCGAAAGGCCGTCGAGCTGCATCACAGGGTTCACCTTCTGCACGACCGCCATCATGTCGGCGATCTGCTGGTACTGCGCCGCGACCTGGTCGAACTTGGCCTGCATCTCGACCTTCTGCAGCTCGACCGTCGCCTTGAGCGCGGCCACCTTCTCGTCCGAAGCCGCCTCGAATGCCGCGATGCGCTCGTTCGACTTGATCTTCTCGGCCTCGAGCTTGAGCTTCTCGAGCTCGGGGTTCGGCGGCGGAGGCGGCGGGTTCAGAAGCTGCTGCTGCATCGCCGCGACCGCCTGATCGAGAACGCCCTCGATCTCGCTCGAGACGCGGAACTTCGCGACCGCCCATTGCATGAGACGCAGCAGGAAGGGGCCTGCGCCGGGCGTCGATTGCGCCACCGGCGCGACCTGTGAGATGAACGCGCCCAAGCCCTGCATGAACTGGACTGCTGCGTCTCGCTCGGCGGCCCAGTCCATCGCCGCCATGCTGTCGGCCTCGACGCTGATGCGATACTCGGCCAACTCGGTGTTCTTGATGAGGTCGATCGCCGCCATCGCGACCGCCGCATCCGGCGTGCGCTCGATGTTCGAGGCACGCATGATCGTCTCAGGCTGCCAGTGCTTGGCGATGATCTCCGCCTTGATGCGCAGCGCGTGCGTGATCCACTCGGCGATGTAGAACTGCGAGAGCTGCATGCGCGTCGAGCCGAACTGCGCCTTGATCTGCTGCGCAGCCGCGGTCTCCGACGCGCGCGATGCGCCGCGCATGATGTCCGAGATGCCAAGCACCTCGTAGATCTGCTGCGTCTTGTCCGCGCGGTACTGCCGCAGCCGGTCGATGCAGTTGACCACCGCCTCGATCGGCACGAACTCCATCTTGCCCTTGATGCCGCCGCCCTCGGCGAACATCGCCCAGTTGTCCACCGGGATGAGCTGGTTCTCGCCGGCCTGCAGGAGCACGCGGCCGACCGAATCGCCCGCGCTCTTGTCGTAGACGCCGACCACCTTCGCCGCGCGCGTGAGCCAGGTGATGCGCGTGTTGATCTCGTCGAGTTCCTTGAACTGGTCCTGCGCGAAGATGTAGTCCGCGCGCGGGATGAAGTTGCTCGAGGTGACGTTCGCCGCCAAGGGCTTCGGGCAGGGGAAGAAGTTCTCGAGCCCGAGCGGGTCGTCCTTGTAGTCGAGGATGGTGTCCATCCCCTTGGCGAACCAGTAGACCTTGCGGTTCTCCTTGCACCAGATCTCGAAGACCTCGGCACGCGCCCACGGGTCGTTCTTGACAAGGAGAACCGCAAGGTCTAC